ATATGGGTGTTTTTAATAAAGTATATTATAAATAAAAATTATTTAATATTTTATTTGTGGTTGAATTTATTGTTTTTATAATATGAATGTGATTAACATATGAAAATGATATGCTTATATTTTTATTATTTCTATATTGATTTTTTATTATTCCAAATATATTTTCTATTGGATTAAACCAGGGTGAATAAGGTGTCCGCTTTTTGAAAATTCGACTGTAAGTTAAAGTTCAAGTGCTATTATTAAGTTAAAAATTGAGTGTCCCATTTAAAAATAAACGGCTGTATTTTTCATATATTTTAATATTATTTCTTTTTACGTTTAGAATATAAGATCTTCAATATCTTCGTTATTAGAATAATCTTTTTCAGATGTGAGTGGTTTGTTAACAGTACACACACTTACAATTATAGATATGCCGGCACTAGATACAATTGTATTAACAAATGTAAAAAATTTAACAATTCAAAATGTTACTCTAGGCATATCAATAAGTGTGAGTGTGTGCACTGTTGATAAATCACTCACATCTGTTACTCCATACATAGATTCAAGAGTAAGTGTGTGTACTGTTGATAAAGCACTCACATCTGTTACTTGAGGCATATCAATAAGTGTGAGTGTGTGCACTGTTGATAAATCACTCACATCTGTTACTTCATACATACGTTCAAGAGTAAGTGTGTGTACTGTTGATAAAGCACTCACATCTTCTACTCGAGATAAATTACGAAGTGTGAGTGTGTGCACTGTTGATAAATCACTCACATCTGTTACTTCATAAATAGATTCAAGAGTAAGTGTGTGTACTGTTGATAAAGCACTCACATCTGTTACTCGAAGCATCATTCCAAGAGTAAGTGTGTGTACTGTTGATAAAGCACTCACATCTTCTACTGGAGGCATATTCTCAAGAGTAAGCGTGTGTACTGTTGATAAAGCACTCACATCTGTTACTTCATACATAGAATTTAGAGTAAGTGTGTGTACTGTTGATAAAACACTCACATCTGTTACTCCATTCATAAATCTAAGAGTAAGTGTGTGTACTGTTGATAAAGCACTCACATCTGTTACTCCAGTCATATCCCTAAGAGTAAGTGTGTGTACTGTTGATAAATCACTCACATCTGTTACTTCATCCATATGCATAAGAGTAAGATTGTGTACTGATGATAAAGCACTCACATCTGTTACTCGAGGTAAATTACGAAGAGTAAGATTGTGTACTGTTGATAAAGCACTCACATCTTCTACTCGAAGCATCATTCCAAGAGTAAGTGTGTGTACTGTTGATAAAGCACTCACATCTTGTACTCCATCCATAGAATTTAGAGTAAGTGTGTGTACTGTTGATAAAGCACTCACATCTTGTACTCCATCCATATATTCAAGAGTAAGTGTGTGTACTGTTGATAAAGCACTCACATCTGTTATTTCTTTTATTCCGATAATACTTACTTCATGTATTCCTGTTAAAACACTTAAATCTAGTTCTTCAGTAATTTCTAAATTATCTGATTCGAAATCATATATACTTAACCTTAGATATATAACAGTTCCTCTTCTATTTATACGATTTCTAATATTTTCAAACATTATATATTTAAGTGCCTCATTTCCTACTAAACTATATTTTCTATATTTTCTATTATCTGTAAAAAATGTATCAATACGTTTACTAGTAGGTCCTAAAGAAGTTATTATATCTCTATTATTTAAATATCCGACTACTTCTTTTCTAAATACTTCATCTGGAAGTTTATTAACAATAACACCATCATTTTTAGTTAATTTTCTATTTGACTTTCTAATTGACTTTCTATATGACTTTCTATATGACTTTCTAGTTGACTTTCTAGTTGACTTTCTAGTTGACTTTCTAAGTACTTTTTTATATGATTTTTTTCTAATCATCATTTTATATTAAAAAAATATTTTAATATTTTAATTTTTTGATAAATACAAGAAGAAAAAAATCTTTACAAATACTTTTAATTTAGAAATAAAAATTATTATACTTGAATGTTGTTTTGAATTCTTTTTTCCATCAATTGTTTTTCAAAGAATTTATAATACACTGAATCTTTATCCATTTCTTTTAAAAGCCTCTCTTGGTTTTCAAAATATTCTGATGTATAATATACATAATCTTCATCATCTTCTTCATCTTCTTCATCTTCTTCATCTATTTCAAATATAACATCACTACTTATATCTTCTACTTTTGTTTCAGTATTTTGTGGGGGATTACATGTTAAAACAGAAAGAGTAGCAGTGAATTCATTATTATCATTTTTCATATTTAAGATATCAAATTTTTTATTATGTATTTATGACATGTATCTAAATTTAAACTTTTATCTGAAAGAGCATTATCACATATATTATTTGATTTAATTATTATATCATCTGCGATAAAATTTGTTAACATTTTAGTTTTGATATCTTTTTTCAATTCACCGTTTACATCTTTGTAGCAAAAAAATTTACGACTTGTATCACTACAAAAATAATTTAATTGTTTTTTTTCGTCTAATAATAGGTTATTATACGTAAAATCTGCTACACCTTTTTGACCATTCATAAAATGATCTTTTGTAAAATTCTGTTCTATTTTTTCTTTGATTTCTTCTTTCGTTAGATTGAATGGAGTTAAGAATGTATATTTATTATTTTGATTATTAATAGTTTTTGGAGCGGAAACTGATTTCAAATGTTTCATTTCCATATCGTTATCTTTTAATTGTGTTTGTAATCTAATTATTTCTTCTTTCAAAAATATTTAACATCCACAATAATATTCACCGATTTCGGGACCACAATATCCTTCATTTTTATCATAATATTCATCGACATCTTCTTGCGTTGCAATGCTCATATTTTTAGGATGATAATGTTTACCACAAGAATAACAAGATGGAAATAGATTTGTTAATTTTTTAATCTTTTGTTCAATTATAAAAACTTTTTCTTCATTTTCTTTAATGATTTCAAAGATAGATTGCTTTTCATTTTGTAAATCTTTTATTTCTTCATAGATATCGTTCAAATTTTTAATAGACATTTTATAATATAATATTTTCTTTTTAAATTTTCTTTTATTAATATAAATGGTTTTCATGGAAATTTATTATTTATTGGTATTAATTTTAATAATAATTGGATGTTATTTTCTATATACATATGTTATATATCCACTAATGCATCCATTGGATAGTTTAAAAAAAGTAGGGGAAGAAGTTGAAAAAGCATTGGAAAATACGGCACAGGATTTTATAGAAGGAAAAGGACCAGGTAGTGCTTTAGTTCCATTAGTTTTAGATGGTTCAACATCTTATAAAGATTATTTGGAAACAAAAGCATTTGGTCCGGATGTTCAGGATGCAATGCGTGGTATAACTACAAAAAAAGAAGGAGATGGATGTACAATAGGTGAGTATGGTAAAAGAGAAGGTATAATTCAGAATGGAAAATGCATATGGAATGGTATATGCAATGAAGGAACAACAAAAAATAATGATAAATGTATATCAAATGATTACAACAAAGAATGTGCTGGTTTTATACCTGGTTTATTATATAAATATTCTGAAAATGGATCTTGTTTAGAAAGTAATGATTGTCAATCAAATTTTGAAAAAATAAATAATGTTTGTATTTATAAAGATAAATGTAAAATATGTAGAACTGATGAACTTGGTATTATTTATAAATATAATAAATATGGAAAATGTCCTACTAATGCTATGTTAATAAATCCAGACATTGAACCTGAATGCCCGCCTGAATTTCCTGGTCCTAAAAGTCAAGTAGACTGTCAACCTAATTTTAATTTTGTGTCTGGAAATCCATCAAAATGTATATATAAAAATAAGGATCAAGTATGTACAACAACTCTTTCTAATTTTATAGGAAAATACGATGAATTTGGTGATTGTATTAAAAATTCAAATAATCAATGTGCAAAAGATTATAATTTAGTTGATGGTAAATGTGTTTCTATGAAAATAGGCAACCCATGTTTATTCGGTAATGTTCCAGGAAAAATTGTTGATTATGGATTTGGTGCGATGTGTGTAGAAGACCAATGTAAAAGTAGACCAAACGAATATGAAACCGTAAATAATGAATGTTTATATAAAAATAGAAATAAACCATGTGAAGTTGATATATATGGAGTTAAGCTACCTGGAATTTATACTAATGATGGATATTGCAATACAACAACTGGGTTAATAGGTGTGTAAATTGCTAATTCTTCATGAATTTATAATTTACTAAATTATAAATTGAAAAAAATGATTTATAAAGAAAGTGTAATTTATTCAAAATGACAACAAAAGTAATAAACAAGGAAGAATTTTCAGTAGAAGAAAATGAATTTGTTCAAGTACCTCATGATGAATTTAATAATTTAATTATTCTTGAATCATTAGGAATACAAGAAAGAATAATCTCTTTATTAAAAGAAATTGCTTTGATAGGTGATTTTAAACTAAAATGTATAAACATCACTCATGGTGGTTTTATACCAATAAAAACATCGCCATCTTATAAAGAAGTTAATGTAATATCAACCGAAAATCAAACAATAAATTTATTGAAAAATGTAAAAAAATTTTCAATAGATAATATAATATGTGATTTTAAAAATAAAAATTATGATGTATTATATATACATAATATCTTAATAAATTTAGAAGATGATGATAATCCATTAATTTTAATATGTCATTCTAGTATGAATTTTAAGAGAGAAAATTATATATCTTACACATTACACGATTCAAGTTTATCCATTCATGTATCGTCAAAATTAAATGATTCATTTCTAAAAGAATTTTCATATTATTTAGAAAAAGACAATGTATTGAAATACGATAATTTATTACATTTATCAATGATAGTAAAAGATGCTGGTGATAATTTTGAATCAATATTAAAAGAAAATTTACCTTTCATAGATAGATGGACAATATTAGATACAGGAAGTACAGATAATACAATAAACATAATAAATAAAGTATTGGTAGGAAAGAAAAAAGGACAGTTATATCAAGAACCATTTATAAATTTTAGAGACAGTAGAAATCGATGTCTTGATTTGGTAGGAACAGAATGTAAATTTGTAATAATGTTAGATGATACATATATTCTCAAAGAAAACATAACAAATTTTTTAATAACAGTACGCGGTGACCAGTTTTCCGATTCGTTTAGTATGTTTATAAAAAGTAATGATTCAGAATATGGTTCAAATCGAATAATAAAATCGGCAACAAAATTAAGATATAAATATAAAATCCACGAAGTGATAGATCCGGTAAATAATATGAATGTAATAGTACCAATGGAACATGCGTATATTTTTGACCATCGTTCAGATTATATGGAAAATAGAACAATGGATAGAAAAAGTTATGATTTAAAAATATTATATGAAATGGTCGAAGAAGAACCACATGATTCAAGAGCGTTATATTATTTAGGACAGACATATAATTTATTAGAAAGATATGAATCGGCGTATGAATTTTTTATAAAAAGAATAGAACATCCAGATCACGGTTTTATTCAAGAAAGAGTAGATGCATGTTTTGAAGCTGCCAGAATATTAAATTTCAAATTAAATAAATCATGGGAAGAATGTGAGAAATTATATAAAAGAGCGTACGAAATGGATCCTTCTAGACCTGATAGTTTATATTTTTTAGGTATACATTATTATTTAGAAAAAGATAATAAAACAGCATATGAATATATGAAAAAAGCATTTGAAGTAGGATATCCTATACATTGTCAATATAGTTTGAAACCAACATTATCATTTTATTATCTTCCGAAATTTTTAGTGGAGTTAAGTTATATTAATGATAATATAAAATTAGGTAAAGAATGTAGTAATTTATTCTTAACAAAAAATAAAGACGATGATTCGTCTGAATATTATACTGTAAAATGCTGGGATAAAATAATAACGCATTTATTATTGTTAGAAAAAGAGACACCAAGTATATATTTATTAAAAAATAAAAAACCATATTTGATTTTTCTGGCGGACGGAGGATTTGATAAATGGACAGGAAAAGATATAGAAAGTAAAGGAGTAGGAGGTTCCGAGACATTCATAATAGAGATGTCAAAATATATACAATTACAAGGATATTTTGATGTAATAGTATTTTGTAATTGTAATTATAATGAAATATATGAAGGAGTTGAATATAGAAAAATATCAGATTATTATTCGTTTATAATAAATAATCAAATACATACAAGTATAATAAGTAGATATCCAGAATATTTACCGACGACTTATAAAGGAAACGTAGAAAATGTATATTTAATATTGCATGATCTTATACCAAATGGAGAAGTAATAATAAGAAACGAAAAATTAAAAAACATAATATGTTTAACCGAATGGCATTGTGATGTGTTTAAAAATATGTTTCAAACATTACAAGATTTGGTAATACCATTTGGATATGGAATAGATTTTAAATTATTTAATAAGACATTGAAGAAACAAAAATATAAATTTATTTATTCTTCATTTCCAAATCGAGGATTACTACCATTATTAGAAATGTGGTCAACAATATATAAAAAATATCCGTCAGCAATGTTACATATTCATACAGATTTAGATGGAAATTGGATAAATTCAGTAAGACCAGATGATATAAAAAAAATAAAAGAATTAATGTTAGAACATCCAGAAGGAATATATTACGAGGGATGGACGGATAAAAACAAATTAGCCGAAAATTGGTTAACATCGGATGTATGGTTTTATCCATGTACATTTTTGGAAACATTTTGTTTAACGGCATTAGAATCAGCAATAACGCGTACATTAATAATAACAAATGATGCAGGTGCATTACAAAATACAGTAAGTGATAGAGGGTTAATAATAAAAGGAGATCCAACAACGAAAGAATGGAAAGAAGAAGCGTTAAATAAATTATTTTATATTCTTGATGAGAAAAACGTGGATGAGAAGAATTATTATATAAATAAAAGTTATGATTGGGCTAAAAATTTATCATGGGAGACAAGAGCGAATGATTTTCTTAAATATATATTAAAAGATAAATATGAGGTAAAGAATAATAATTTTAATTTTGAGAATATAATGAGTTATTTTAATTTTAAGAATAATAATAAAAATTATACAACTCTTGAAATAGGGGGTATAGGAATAGAGATGAAATCTAATACAAAAATAGTTCAAAATGATGAAGAAGAATATGTAATTTTAGAAAACAATGTTAAAGAAAAAGATATAAATGATTTAATAACAATTCATTTAGAAAAAAAAAAGTTTGGTATTATAATATGTAGTAAAATGAATTTGAATGATTTTGATTATTATATGTTATTAATGAAATGTTATAATATGTTAAATAAAAATGGAATGATAGTATTGAATAAGAGCGATTGTTTAAAAGAATATATGAATAAGAATAAGAATTTAAAAATGGTTGAAGAAACAAATGAAATATGTTGTTTAGAAAAATTATGATTAAAAACACCAGCATTATTGACTTTTTACTTGAAATTGAAAACAAATTTTAAACTTTTATTCGGTTTAAAATTTAAATAAATATTAAAATTATTCAAGCTATTATTAAGTTAAAAATTGAGTGTTCCATTTTAAAATAAACTACTGAATTTGACTGATATCTAGTTTAATAACAGGTTTCCATTCTTGAAAATTCGACTGTAAGATACATTATTTCTTTTTATGGAGTATTAAAAAAAATCACAATACATCTGAAATATCATATTTGTCGAATTTTTTGAAACGATGAAAATATCTATTTACATTAATACTATTAGGTATAACAAAAATAATTTTGTTTTCTAATGTATAATAAGGATGAACACAACATTCAATAATATCATCAACATTATTGGTAGATATAAAATAAAAAGAATCTTTATTAGATTTATTGGAAGATAATTCTTTTGCTTTATCCAAATCAGAAATAAGATTAATATTATTATCAAAAAAATTCAATTCATTTTGTAATCTTTGTTCGAGAGATAAAACTAAATCATTGCTATAATCAAATTGAATATCTGTATCTAAATTATTATCACCTCTATAACAATCAGTGAATATTAAATGAGGATTAGTATAATATATATCAAGTTCATTAGCACTTTTTTGAATTAAAGTGTCAATACCATTAGTAGAACCCGATTTATTAATAAAATCAAGAAGTTTGATAGCACCTTGTTTTGTAATGATATAACCACCAGTTCCACCGAGAGAATTTAAGAAAGACCAATAAGCGTTTCTTTTAGTAATAACAGGTGTTTTATCTTTGTTTAATTCTTCATTTTGTTTATTCTTATCTTTAACATGGTGTCCAAGAAATAAAAAGTCCCAAGATTTATCGGATAATTGAGACAATACATTATTATATTTATCTTCAAAATTAGGAGTGAATTCAATATCATCTTCAAGAATAATAAAATAATCGTTTTCAGAGTTAATCAAATCAGTATATAATTTAACATGACTCAAAAGACAACCAACCATTCCTCTACGCATATTATAATCATTATTTTCAAAAATTTGTTGCAACTGACAAGAGTTTTTAATATTCTTACCATCAACTGCTGAAAATCGTTCATAATTTAAAAATTTAATAGAATTATCAGCGTTTTTAATAAAAGTTTGCCATCTATCATGACGTCTATCTAAATTAACAACGAAAGTTTTGAATTTAAAATTTTTATTCTTGTCAGTGAATAATTCTTCTTTACCGTAAAATTGAGCCTCGTTATTTAATTTATAAGCATTAAGTTTAGTTTCATCATCTCTTTCAGAAGTAAGACGCCCTGTATGTAAACAATAAATACCTTCAAAGAAAGCAGAAACATAACCTCTAGAAGCATAACGATGAGCGTAATTCATTTCAAAGTGTGAAACTTTTTCATCAAAATCACCTAATTCATTAAAGATGCAAGTTTTAAATACACTTGGTCTTAAACTCCAATGTGGCCAATAAGAAGAAGATTTACAATTACCATGTTTAGCCGTCCATTTTTTAATATCTTCTTCATTTTTACAGTATTCATGAATAAAATACCTGAAACCGCTATTAGTTAAATTAAAAATACCACCTTTTACATCGATATCGCTTTCAATTTCAGAGTAATTTTTATTAAATAAACATTGACCGATCGATTTATTAGATTCAATAACTTCAATAGCATCTTTGACATAATTTCGTCTAACAAAAAACTTCCAATCGTCTTCAAGATGAAAAATATAAGGAGTTTTTACGTAATTTTTGATGATATTCATACTTTGAGGATGACCTTTTTCTTTAATATTTTTAAAATAAAAGTTAAAGAAAGGATATAAAGATTTCATTTTATCTCTATCTTCGCTTGAACTGTTATCGTCGACACAAAACCAAAAATCAATACTATCTATGTCAACGCAATTTAATAAAGAGTTCATAGTTTTTTCAAAGAGATCAAAACGTTTACAAGTAGTAATAGTGAGAGTAACTAGTGGAAAATCTTTTTTAGGTTTATTTGTAATATAATTAACAATATCTTTATTATAAGAGATAAATCTATCAGCAACTTGATTAATAGAAAAATGTTGGTTAAATAACATACGCCAGGCAATATTTTGATTTAATCCCCTCATATTTAAACATCTTTCATGTACATCATATGATTTATAATGATTATTAGAATAATAATAACTGATAGAGCATTCATCTTTAATATCAGTAGAATAAGGAAACATATTTTCAAAATATTCAGAAAGTAAAGTAGTGATGTTAAAAAGATTATTTGTTCTAAAATATCTTAATAAATTAACGGAGTTAGTTTCTGATGGTGATAATATAAAATTTTTAGAAATAGTATCATCTATATTTTCAGTCATTTTATATTAAAAAAATAGTTCTCTAAATTAATATTTGAAATAGTAAAAAATTAATTCCTTTTCTTTAAAATTTTTAAGAATAATATCACATAGCAATTCTTTTTTTTTTAAATTTTTGTAATATATTATTTTTTTTTTATCTTCATCATCAGTAATATTTTTTGATTCAATAAATGCACTTATTTTTTTATCTTGTATATCCTTTACATTAATTTCATTAAGTTCTTTTGTATTTATAGGTATTTTAAGCAAAAGTATTATTTCAATCAAATCTAAAACTTCCCAACTTGAACATAGTTTTCCGGTATTGATACTTCTTAAATCGATTGTTTCATTTTCGTTTTTATCTTTCTTTTTAGATTTTGTTTTAGGTTTTTTAACGGCTTCAATTTTTTTATTTTTGAGTTCGTTTTTTTTAACAATATTAAATTTTTCATTTTTATTTTCGTCATAAGTTAAAAATCCGTAGTATCCGATTTTTTGTTCAAATGCTTTTAAATGTTCTTGAAAAAATTTCATAGAAGATTTCATATGTTTTTCGATTCTTTTTTTAAAATCAGGTTTTGGAACTTCTTTAGAGACAGAATCAGAATAATCGACCCATTGTAAATTATTATTTTTTGTTTTAATAAGAGTTCTAATGTTATCTTTTTTATGTTTATTGCATTGCAACCATGAAATATATAATATATTTTGATCATCTATTTTGAGACAGTACTTATAAAAAAAATTATCAAATACTAAATCAGCAAAAGATTTTTCTTTTTCTATTTTTTCTATTTTTGATATAATGATTTGTTCTAAAAGAATTTCAACAATCTCGACGTTTAATTCTAATATCTTATTTATAATTGATTCTAAATTAGTTTCTTTAAATAGATTTTCAATAAAATTGCTGTCTAACTGTTTATTTAATATTAAGTTTGATGTTTTAAAATCTTTTTGAATGTTTATATTCATATTATAATATATTGATAAATGATTGTTGTTTATATTTGAATCAGAAATATAAAATATATCGTTATCTATATATAAATATGATTTCAATCCATATTTATTATAAACAATTTCTTTGTTATCTATAATTTGAAATAAGAAAAAAATAAATTGTTTATAATTGATTTTAAGTGATTCTGAATACAAATAAATATCATTTAATGTCAAGAAATATTTCTCTTTTAAAATTTCGAGAATTTTATTTTTAATTGAATTATTTTTATCTTCATTGAGATAATATAATAGGTCTGTTGAGTAATCTAATTGGTTATTATTATTTATATCACATTTGTAATTACATAACGTATAATCACATTCTCGTAAATTATTATAACTGTCATTATATCTGTTTCTTTTATAATTAAAATAACAATCAAATGATGATTCTTTAATAAGTCGTTCTATAATTTTATCATTAATATCTTTGATTTCTGATTTCCTATAATTTTTAATATCGATTGATGTTTTTTCATCTTTTGGAATAGCGACTAATAAATATATATTAATTTGAGGTTTGATAGGAGATTGTTTAATATAATTTTTATTTTTAATAATATTATTGATATTAGTTTCTCTGGAAGAAGATTTGATATTTAATTCTTTTAATATATTTTGTATTTCATCTTCTTTTAATCCATTAAGATGATTAAATTCAAAACCATCTAATAATAAATTATGAGAATCACTTCTGATTCCTCTTGCAATAGCCTGAGCTGTTTCTGAATAATTCCAATAAGGTGTAAGGATAAATTCTTCTTGAATATGAAATAATGAAAATCCTTCAGATAAAATACGTGAACCTATAACAAGACTAATATATTCACCATAAATGTTTTTAGAAGAATTAAAAACATTTTTTATAATATTAGAACTAAGGGTTTTACCTTCTCCTTCTTTTTCTGATTTTACTAAAATATAACGTTTATCTTTTTTATTTATATTTTGACTTGTAGCATTTGAAAATTTGAATAAATTTAAAAGTAGTGCAAACAAAATTATTCCACCGTTAGATACTCTATTACAATAAACAAACATACATTTTCTTTGTGTACGATCAGGATTTTCAACATTATCCAAAATTTTTTTTATAGTAAATGCGTATTTAACTGAACATTTGGATATTTGACTTAACATTTTTTTAGGATCTGTACCTTCTTTTTCAATAAATTTTATAAAATCATCGTTTAATTTATTATTTTCAACATAATTTTTATAACCATTTTCACCGTATAAACCATTAGGAAAAACAAATAATGATGCTAATGTAGAATTAGTATCAAAACTACTTCTTTTATCATTGTTTTTATCTTTTTTATCTTTATCATATGCTTTTACATAACCCGTATTTTGAATTTCTTTCATAGATTCAGGATAAACAATCAATTTGTTTAAACCAAAACAGTTTTTTCCAATAAATTTTTTAATAATAGAAGAAGATTGCATTGATTTAAGGTATGAAACTCTACCTTTAAAAAAAGATTTTAAATGATTAATTAAATAAGTATCATCAGTGAGAGAATATAATATATCATTATCAACTTTATTTTCATTTTCAGTAATGAAATATTTTTTTATAAAATCTTTTTTAGTAGGCATTTGTTTATCTAATGGTAAAATCAAGTTCATTATATCAGCGATTTCATCAAATGTATCTTTCATAGGTGTTCCAGACATGAGTAAAATTTTAGAATTTTTAATTAAATGAAGAAACTTGTGAAATTGATTATATATTTTATCATCTTTATCATCGCCTGAAAATCTGATATTATGAACTTCATCAATAATTATTATGGTGTTTGAATAATTTTCAGTAATATATTCATTTGTTTTTTTTGATAAATATGACGCAAATTTTTGAAATGTTTTGAATTCGTAATATTTACTTATTTTAGCATAACTTAATTTACCTTGTGATGTTCTTCCATTAAAATATTTATTTTTTTCATTACATTTTAATATCAAGTCATCTTTATAATTTTTATGTAATAAATCACTTTTGGTAAATATAAAAGCTTTTTTAAATATTGAAGTTTCTTCTCTAATTTGTTCAATGCATGCAACAGATGTACATGTTTTACCTGTTCCCATATCATGAAATAATAATAATTGATCGTATGGAGTATTAGAAGAAAAAAATCGTGAGATTAGTTTTTGGTGGTTGAATAAATCACCGGGTTTTTCAGGGAATTTTTCATAATTTTCTAGTTTATAGTCATTTAATTCTTTTTTTTGACTTATTTTAGTATTGAAGTTATCATCATCAATATCTGGATATATTGGTAAAAAATCTATAATATCTTCCATTTATTCTAATGAATTTTTTTTTTATTATGAAAAAAATATTTAGATAAAAAAATCGGTAAATTAAATGTATTTTAATTCGTTTAGATGAATTAAAATAGATTTCCATTAAATATAAATACAGTTCAAATATTTATATTTTTTAAAGTAGGTATAAATGATGGTGAAATACTACTATAAATAATTTTAAACAAGAAATGGAATATTAAGAATGATAGAAATTTCTTTTGCAATTTTTAGGATAGTAAGTTCACTTAATTCAGTTTTTTTAGCGAATTCTTTGATAGATATGTCTAAATTTTTCATACAAATCCAAGAAAAGACTAATCCAGATGCGACAGACTGTGGACGTGATCTATTGATTTTAGAAGATTTATTCTTAATTTTTTCATATAGATTAAAGACTTCGCTTTTTTGAGAAGGAGTGGCGCTGAACTTATCCATTATTTCTTCTACTAAATTGATAGGAGTAATATATGTTGTATGAATATTAGAATCTTTTGGAGTATTAAGATTAACATATTTTATACCTCTTAAAGCGGATTTTCTAGAAATTTCAAATGTAGATAAAAGTTTTTCATGAGTCTGCGGAAGCTTATGAATTTTAAAGCTGTGAAACATACAAGCGAAAATCAAACTCTTCCGTGAGTTTCCTCTGAATATTTGTCCGTTAGTAACTTGCAAGTATATTTGATTAGCAAAATAAACAATTTTATCACTGAAACCCATGTTTTCGACGTCTTTAAAAATATTTCTTTCTTCCATTTTACGAAGATGTACCCTATTAGGATCTGAAATTCTTTTATTATCTGATTGTCCGTAAAATCTCCATTCTTTATCTTGATATATGTTTTTATCAATTTCAATACCACAATCACTACAACAAATAAATCCGTTTTCTTCCGAAACATTTATATGGTCACAAATATCATCAACTTTAGTATCATCAACTTTAATATCATCAACCTTAATATCATGTAAATTTTTGTTTTCATATTCTTTTAACGCGTCATCAAATAATGCATAATCAGACATTTTATAATTTTAAATTGTCTTTAAATAGATATTCAATTTTTAAATTCTAAAAATTGTTATATGACAATCTTTATTAATTTTCAAAGAACCGTAAATATTATCCGATACTATTTTTAAAACAAAATTATCATTTACTTGTACAATACCATTTAGATAAGATGAAATCGAACCAGAACCCATTAATGGACCATTAATACCAGACGTGCTTATAGTATTTATTTTTTCATCATTAGAATTAGAACAATAAAATGAAACATAATTTAATAAGAGATTTGAAACATTAATTGTAATAGATATATAATATGTACCTGATTTGTTAATTTTTATTAAATCATTTTCACAATCAAATATATTTTCTTCATCTAGTATTGATGTATCTTTTATCCAATTATTTAAATAAACTTTAGTATTATTTGTTTGACTTGTAATCTGTTCTGAAAGTTTTGTAAATGTCATTGAATTCGCTTTTGCTGTCGGACCTTGTGGACCTGTGGGACCTTGTTTACCTTCACTTCCTTGTGGTCCTGTATAGCCTGTATATCCCGTGAATCCTGTGTAACCAGTAAACCCCGTTGGACCACCTTCAGGACCTTGCGGACCAGTAGGTCCAATATTACCCGTAGGTCCAATATCTCCTTTATGACCCTGTTCTCCAGGCATGCCTTGATACCCCATAGGTCCGGTTGGTCCAGTTGCGCCGTCAGAAACTATTATTTCAGGTTTATCCCTGTTTTTATACATTAGTTGTCTTTTGATATTTTGAAAATTTGTGTCCATTTTATTTAATTGAAATATATTTTTTTTTTATTTTACGCAAGAGGATATATTTGTAAATCAATAAGATTATCTTTATTTTTTAGGAATAAATTTTCTTCTTTTAGAAATTCATTTTGTGTTTTTAATGTGTTAATTTCATTCAATAAAGAATTCAAACATTCTTTCAGAAAAAGATTTTCTTTTTCTAAATCATTATTAATCTTAATCTTTTTATTTGAAACGAAATTTTCTTCTTTGAGCGAACGTTTTTTATCTATTTTTATTTTTTTATTAAAAGAATTAATCAGTAAATCAACTTCGTCCTCTCTTTTTCTTTTAGACATTTTATTTATAAATGTATTTTTATAAATAAAAAATTATGACGTAAAACATGACGACAAACAAGATACATTTCTTCTTATCATTATTTTTCTTTTGTCTACAGATACTAAAATATCTATTAATTCAGGACATATTGTATTAATTATGTAATCTTTATTTGGGTAATTTTCATCTTCTAGAAATTTTCCTATTGTTGATAAGATTATATTTTTCTTTTCTATTCCTTTTAAATTATAATTATCTATAAACTTCATTAATTCTGTAACGATTAAAATAATATTAGTACTTATATCCATCGTAGATAAAGTTATTAATTTCAAATGGTATAATATTTTATCTTCTATTTCATTTTTCTCGTTATTTGTGTTGATTGTTTTGTTCAAAAAATTGTTTGTTTTAGAATCGTTTAGTAATTCTAAAAGTTTTGTTTCAATAATTGGTTTCTTTTTGTTAAAAAAATTTTTTTTTTCATCATCCGGTGTTTTTATTTTTATTTTTGGTTTTATAATTTTCGTTTCTTCTTTTATAATTACAATTTCATCTTCTTTAACTTTCATTTCATCGTTTAAATTCATTTCATCATCTTCTTTAACTTTCATTTCATCGTTTAAATTCATTTCATCATGTTCTTTAACTTTCATTTCATCGTTTAAATTCATTTCATCATCTTTAACTTTCGTTTCATCGTTTAGATTTGTTTCATCATATTCTTTAACTTTTAAATTCTCTTCTTTAACTTTTATTTCTTCGTCTTCTTTAACTTTCATTTCATCATCTTTAACTTTCATTTCTTCGTTTAAATTCATTTCATCATATTCTTTAACTTTTATTTCCTCATTTAAATTCATTTCATTATCTTCTTCTTCTAAATTCATTTCATTATCTTCTTCTTCTTTAACTTTCATTTCCTCATTTAAATTCATTTCATTATCTTCTTCTTCTTTAACTTTCATTTCCTCATTTAAATTCATTTCATTATCTTCATTTAAATTCATTTCATCTTCTTTTATAATCATTTCATTTTTAAAATTTTCCATGTAAGAAAGTAAATCACTAATTATATTATCTATTTCCTTGTTTCTTTGATAAGTATCTTCTATTATCAAAGGTTTATCAGATAGAGTATAACTTATTTTTGTATCAAAATCATATTTGTTTGAATTATTATTGTATATTACAGAAATAATATTATGAGTACTCAGAATTTTATCAAATTCCTTTACATGTATATCATTAGATATAGTTAAAATCATATTAAAATCATAATCATTATTTGGATTAATTTTTAAAATTAAATTAAAATTTGATTTAGGTGTTTCTTTATTGAAACAAAGTTGTATAACTTTATAATTGCTATGAGACATATTTATTTAACTAAATAAAATTTTAATTTTATTTTTTGACCTATGATTTTTAAGAAGTGATTAGATTTTACAGTCGAATTTTCAAAAATGGGACACCTGTAATTAAACTGGATATTAAGTCTAATTCTTGTTTTTGTGTTTTATTACCTTTAAGGTAACTAAACAACCAATTCTTTTGTAATACCGACTTTCACGGTTTCCCTAGACTTCTCTTTAGGTTGTATTTTTTTTCTGCAATACGCTTTAGGTCTCGGTTTTCCATCTAATGCGTATTTAAATATTTTAAAGATATTCTTACAGCCATTTACGTCTCTATCAATTACTATTCCACA